ATAAGGAAATGTAATTGTCATTTTCACAAGCCCAAAGCAGATTGTCACACCCGGTTATAGGAAGTATCCTTCTTTGAATTTCATCCCATTCAATAGTATTTTGAAATGCTATTCCAAAACTTCCACATTCAAAAACTATATTTCCTTTATGTCCTATAAATTCAACAATATCATTTTCCCAAATCTTATTTCCGTTCTTGTCGGTCAAGCCTGTGTATTGGCAAAGGGTATCCGGGACAACTTCAATAGGATCAACATAGGAATCTTCTGAACTTATCATATTTACGCAAATATAATGTTTTTCATCTTTTACATATTCATCCCCTATGCGTTGCCATTTTATTTTCTTTAAATAATATCCGGCTTCCCATTCCCCATTGTCTTTCCGCTTTGCTTTGAATAATATTTCACGCATCCTTTCCACCGCCTTTCATCCGCTCTGCGATCTTGATGATTTCGCAGCCGTCTGTACCGGCAAAAGGACATTCCGGCGAATAGCATACATTTTCCTGCTTCATACAATGTTCGCATAGCAGGTTCAAATATTCATCAATAGCCTTGTTTCGGATTTCTGTTTCGGATGTTTCCTTTTCTTTCGGCTCAAATCGTTCTTCTGCACTATGAATACAATGTCTGCAATGTGTACCTTCCATATCTTCATAATCGTACTTGCAATTTTCACAAGTCTTTTCTAACTCTTCTGCCATATCTTCTCCTTTCATTGCCAATCAAGTTTCTTCCTTGAAAATCTGTTCTTCCTTAAATTCTTTGAGATAATCAAATATACAAGGATGTGTCCAACTTCTTGTTTCACTACTCAAACGCAATCCGTTGTTTTCCTTTGCTTTTTCGTGAATGAAATTAGCAAATTCATTTATTGCATAATCTCTTTCGTTTTCACAATCACACTTCCAATTCGTACATCCTGCACACTCTTCGCATTTACGCTGATTCTCTTTCAATGCCTTAAATTCTTCAATAGTGCCGATTGCTCTGTACTGTTGGTTTTCCTTAATTGCTTCTACCGCCATATCTAATGCAGTGTTTTCATCAATTTTTGCACAAGTTTCTGTAAACATATGCTTCATTTTCTTTAATAGTTCAATGCATCTATTCTCCGTCATGCTCATTCTCCTATCACGCTTTATACCAACGAGTTGTGCCATCTGTAAATTTAACCTCTACCTTATGAGGATATTTACTATGTGCTTGGTATCTAAAATCTTTCATCACAGTGCTAACGCAATGCTCTTTTTCGCATTTCTGTGCGTCTGATTTGTTACTGTAATCAGTGCGACAAATATCACATGTGTATAATTTCTTTTCTGTCATGTTCTTACTCTCCCATCTGCTTCAACTGCCCTGCGATTTCATCAATATCTTTTATTGTTTGTTCCCTTGCACAATACTGGCATCCTATGTCTTGATTCATGTATTTGCATTCTTCTCCTGTTTCACGGCAAGGGCACACATCTTCGCCCTGCAATTCCGCCATTTGCATACCTTTTAATCTTTCTTTCATCCGTTCTGCAAAATCATCCACGGCCTTGTTGTATGTCTTTTCCTGCAATTCATCAATCATTCGCTTCATTTCTTCCAAATAACTCATTCTTCTTTTCTCCCTTCGCTATAAATACTTTCCCTTAAAATCTTCTAACATCATGCTCCTAATCTGTCCTATCCTCTGTTGGCTGACACCTAGTATTCTTGATATCTCCGAAGAGGAATACCCCAGGAGCGACAACTTAACAATCTTAATTCTTCTTTCGTCTAGCCGCTTCATGAACCTTTCAAGCGACAACATTGCCAACATTTCTTCTTCCATGTCGGAATTGTCTTCCAATATACTTTCAAATGTCATATTCTCTTCTTCGTCAGATACTTTGTCCTGGTAAGAAAATACAAGTCCATATGGAATACTTCCGCAGGCACCATTTTTCTTATAAACATTTTTTATTTCATTGCCGATGCAAAGAACGGCGAATGTCGAAAATGTCGATTTTGAATTGTTGTAATTCAATGCAGCCTTAACAAGACCTATGGCCGCCACATCGTAATATTCGTCAACAGAAATATTGTGCCTATTAAGATAAAAATATATTAAGTTGTGGTTATCCTCTACAAGCCGCTTCTGTTCCGTAGTCATTTTTTCTCCCTTCTATATCAATATTTCTCCTGCAGCATCTTTTTCAGATCTTCCGCTTCCGCTTTCAGTTCCGGATTGTCATTTACCATTACAGGCCGTTTCAATGATTCAAGAAACTCTCTGTTTTTAATTTCGTATTCCGTAGCCATTTGTCCGTTTGTCCAAGGGTCAAACTCTTTTTTGCCTTTCGTATTCGGTTTCTTATTCGATTCCTTATTCAAGGGATAAATGCCTGGCCAACCATTCAGGATAGATTCATTGAGAATATCTATCTGTTCCTTTGTGTTCGGTGCCAATTCATTAAGTTTGGAAAGCATAAGTTCAATCGCATCATCTGACATTGGCTTCTTAATGCTCTCCCTGAACTTAATAAATTTGACAATAGCATTATTGAGTTCCGGAACATCCGAGTATGTTTTTCTTTCATTCTTACCATTCTTTATATTCTTTACATTCTTGTTTGTGTCCATCTGTTGTTCATCTGTTGTCCATCTGTTGTTCATCTGCTGTTCATTTTGTTGTTCACTTATCTGATAAGAATGCCATTTTTTTATTGTAATTAGGCGATTTCTGTTGCTCGTCTGTTGTTCAATCTGTTGTTCACTTTTGAACGCATCTAGTATCCGGGAAACCTTACTTTCGCTGATCACTAACTTCTCCGAAATGGACTTTCTCCCGGTTATCAGCTGCCCCGGTTGTAACATGATTTTTTTACCCTTAAATAGAGCCGGATATTCCGTATGAGTGGCATTGAGCAACAAATACACCCACACGGCAAGATAATCCGCATCCTTCATAATGATTGGGTTGTCCTGCATTTTTCTATGTAGTTTTATCCATCCGTTGTTACTGTTGCTCATGCCTACCCACCTTCTTTTTTACAAATACTCATTCCCATAAATCACTCCATAACAAAGTCATGGATTTCTACCTGCACATCGTCAGCCGAATATAACTTTTTCAAAGTTTCTGTTACATTCTTTTCTGCTTCTGCTTTGTAGGAAAGAACCATATCCGCATCTTCCTTAGGCATCTTCTCAATAATTGTGATTCTCGCATCTATTACTCTTGTAATCTCGCTCATGCTTTTTCTCCTTCCATGAATTTTTTCAGTTTTTCCATCATATTCTGTGCCTTTTGCAACTCGCCAAAATATTCATCCGTGATTTCCGTGGAATGTATTATGTGACCGCAATTCAGGCATTCTCTTTTCCGCTTGATACACATTCCCTTTTTTCGGGAATCCCTCACAATAAGGCAATCCTTGTGGCATTCAGGACATAACCTAAAATCATACATCTTCTCCCTTCCTTCCTGCTTCATATTCCCTGTAGATGTTCATAAAATCATCAAATCTCATGGTCACAAGGATTTCTGCCCGGTTCTTTTTATGAAAAACTACCGGAATATTGCCGGAACCCTTAGAATCTCTCTTTGCCTGCTCCATCCAATCGTATAACCGCATCTGTTCCTGGTGCTTGGCTTCTATATGAATCCCAGGCAAACCGACTACATCCGATGCATCCCCGGTATTACCGCAATATTGTGCTGTCCTTCTTGATTCATCATATCCGTAGTCACGGAATCGCCCTGCAAGTTCTCTTTCAAATCTCGCACCCTTTTGTTTTCTGTTGATAGCCATTTGCTCTTCCCTTTCTATGTTTCTAATTGCTTGATATGCCGTGCTGTCAACATATCCGCTGCCATTCCTTTGCAACCAATCCCCCATAGAACCACCGCCTATTTGAAGGGAATTTCATCGTCAATTCCATCCGGGATGTTCATAAAACCGTCATTGTATGATTGCGGAGCCTGTCCGTTGGAACTGTCTGCCGTTCCCCTGCCCTCGCAGAAATCGTGTTCTTCCACTACAATATCCGTGGTATATACCTTCTGTCCGTCCTTATTGGTATAACTTCCTGTTTGGATTCTTCCGGAAACAGCAATCTTCATGCCCTTGTGCAGGTATTTCTCTGCAAACTCTCCATTCTTACCAAAGGCCACGCAGCTGATAAAGTCTGCTGTCTGTTCATCCCCTTCTCTCTTGAATCTCCTATCAACCGCCAAACGGTATCTTGCAATCGCCATGGGATTATCTCCCTGTGAATATCTCACTTCCGGATCTGCAACCAATCTTCCCATTAAAATTACTTTATTCATTCTTCTATTCCTCGCTTTCTAATTTTCTGTTTTAAAAAGATTAAATAAATCTTCAACCTTGTAATACAAGACACCGTCTATTTCGTGAATATCTAGGTTGTCTTTGATTTCTGCCAAGACTGAATTTTTCCTACTGTTTGCAACATACTTTCTTTGCCTTTTCTTGTTGCACTCATTACACCATACATGACCTTTAACTCGTTTTTGTGCGTAACCGCTTAATTCCTTACCGCAACCATTACAAGCATAAGTGTATGTAGTATTCCAATTCGGTCTTAAATTTGCATTTATTTCTGTTTTTATTGGATATTGGAAATCTTCTCTAATACCTGCCATAGTTACTCCTTTTCTTCAAAGTCATCGCAAGAATCATCATACATTGTAGGTACTCCGTAACAATCGCTATCTTCATTTCCACAACAAAATTCTGCATATCCTTTGTTTTGCGGTTTTGAAAAATCTCGTTTATTAAACTTACACTCTCCGCATATTTGTTTCATTTACTCACTCTCCATTCTTTTCAACTGTCTTTTAATCTTCCGTGCCTTTTCCTGCTCAACACCCTCTTCACATTGCATAAGGTGTTTGATTTGCGACAGCATTATTTCCACATCGGCAATCTCTTCAACGATATTTCCGTAAGAATCCAATAACTCTGATACGGAAACCTTTTTAACATCCAACCGGGCATACTTGCATATTGCCATTGTTAATTCGGCCATTTCTTCAATCAACTGTCGGCTCTGTGCTTCATAGCCGTAGTGGTCGGCTATTTTCTTAATATCATCCTGCATTTCAACTCCATTTCCCCCTACACCGCAATGAATACGGTGCAGGGTATTATTTAATTTATAAAGATTCTGTTTTTATCCGAACAATGCCGCCTGTGCATCCTGCGGAATTTCATTTGCAGGTGTTTCCGGTTCTGCTTCAATAATCTCTGCATCGATGATTTCCGCATCGTCATCAACATAGGTTTGGGTTCCGTCCTCGTTGATAACCGCCATATCCGCTTCCATGGCCGATACCATATCAATGCTCATGATTCCCCACTTGCTGATTAACTGACGGAGCATGGTCTTATATGCCATTCCATCGAAGTCCTTTTCCCAAAATGTATAACCCTTTTTTGCCCGGTATCCCATTGAATACTTCAAAGCGTGTGCTTCCATCTTCTGCTTGCTCCAATAGATAGCCTTGCGGAATCCGTTGACATATTCGAACATTGCATAGTAGCCAATGGTTGCAGCCTGTTCCCTCGCTTCTTCATTATCAATCAGTTTTACTTCGATTTCTTCGTTCAAAGGGTCAAAGCGAATCAGTTCCCCCTCTTTGATTGCAAGAACATTCAACTTCTTATACTGACCGGAACGGATTGCCAACTGAATATAGCCTTTATATCCTAATTGGAACTGTGCTACCTTGCCTTTGTTCTTATCGTTGAAAGGAACCATGTAATACTGCCCCAACTGTGGAGAGGGAGATAATTTCAACGATTCTCCCAAAAGTGCTGCAGATAAAATAGAGCCGTTGGTACAATCCTGCAATCCCGGATTGTTATTTACCGCAGAAATAACGCTTGTCATAAACCGCTGTTTGTTTACCTTTCCAAGAGCCTGTTCTACATTCATCAAGACCTTTTCGCTCTGTAAGTATGCTGTGATACCTACTTTCTGATTTTTCTGTGCTAAACTGTTCTGTACTGCCATTTCTTTAATCTCCTTTTTTTAATATATTTTTTGGTACTTCTTAAACTGCTTTAAATTCGATGTTTCTGCTGTTGAAGAACTCTTTTAACGCAAGAGCATCCTCGGTTGTAAGCAATGCACTGAATGAAATCCACTGCTTTTCAACTCTTGGAATCTGTGCATATACATCCGGTGCATTATATGCACAGATTCCAAGA